AATCATTCTCGCGGTTCTCCATCGTTGGATAATTATGTCTTCCAAAAAAAATCAATAATTCACATGATTATTCAACTGACGATCAGATTACGACAAAGTCATTCTGGAAATCATTGGGCGACTTCCATTAAGCAAGCTCACATGACCTGTAGAAACCGTAAGATAAACATGTCATGTGACATCAATACTCTCGCCCAATTATTTTCATAATGGCTCCGAGCGAGTCATGAACCCTGAGATTAGCAACCTCTTGGGCGCTTATCGAAGGTAAGTCATGTCACTCACGCTGGTATGTCTTCACGATGATCAGCGACGAGAGCAATCTTCCAAAAATCAATATGCATTGTGAGCTAGCGAGTGGAAATCCCTACGCATACAATGGACAAGGCAGAGACATAGGACTATGTTCCAATCATGGCAAAATTAACTGAGAAACAGGAACTGTTCGCCGTGGCATACGTGGCGAGTGGTGGTAAGAAATCTGAATCCGCACGTACAGCAGGATATGCAGTTGAGTACGCTCACAAGGAAGCACACAGGCTATTGAGGCTAAAGCATGTGCAGCAACGTATTAAAGAGATTCAACACGAGAGATTCAGTGAGGAAGCACCCATGGCTTTTGAAGCTATGGTTGAGTTGAGTAGGCAGTCAAAGTCTGCACTCGTCCGTTACAACGCAGCCAAGGACATCATGGACAGGGCAGGATACAGGCCACCAGAGAAGGTAATGGACCTGACGCCAGCGAGTGACCTTGATGAGACGGACACGGTGCAGCGGATAGAGACACTGATACATGATCTGTTTGGAGTAAGTGTAGACATCACACCCAAGGCAGTGACCATTGAGGGTGAAGTCACCGATGTTACTGCTGTTGATGGTGAACAAACTTCAGGACACGAAGTTCATTAGGGGGTACACCCCAAAGCAAGGGGGGGGTCTGTTTGGTGAGAGAGTCCCTAGTCCCACAATTCCCGGAAAATCACGATTGAGGCACATATGGAACTTTTTGATCGCTGTCCCACCTGCAAACGCCCTCATTAGCCCGTAGAAGCCCGTACAGCGGCTTTAAATATTTCCGGGCCTTGACACCCATTTGAGTCTTTGAGGGGCTTGTGCCGGCCTCTGTGCTTGATTTTGATCTATATATGGGAATATATTCCGGGTTATGGCGAATTTGGCTGAAGAATTGGTGCCGGCAGAGGATAGTTCTCGCACGGAGAAGTTGGCTGAGTTAGCTCGGTTGACTGGTGATTTACAGCGATGGCACCAGACGAACCAGTTAAAGTCATATACCCCATATCCTAAGCAGCGGCGGTTTCATGATGCAGGTGCGACCTGTCGTGAGCGTTGTTTGAGTGCCGGCAACCAGCAGGGCAAGACGTTTTCTGTTGGGATGGAAGTTGCGATGCATGTCACGGGTATTTACCCCGATGACTGGAAGGGTCGCCGGTTTGTTCGGGGTCAGAAGTGGTGGGTATTGGGTGTTACCAGTGAAGGAACCCGTGATAACCCGCAGCGTATCCTGATGGGAGAGAAGCGTGAGTATGGCACAGGTACTATCCCGGCTGAGTGCATTGTTGACGTCCAGTTGGGTCGTGGTGTACCCGATTTGCTTGATAGTGTGGTTGTTCGGCATGCTTCCGGTGATAATTCTTACATTAAGTTCAAGTCTTATGAGCGAGGCCGTGAGAAGCTTCAGGGTGAAACGCTTACCGGTGGTGCATGGCTGGATGAGGAACCGCCTTATGATATTTACTCGGAGGTTCTGACCAGAACCAACGCCACCAACGGCATGATTATGCTGTCTCATACTCCATTGTTGGGTATGACCAAGGTTGTTCGTCGGTTTATGGAATCGCAGAACAACGATCCTTTTCTGATTACGATGCAGATTGAAGACGCACAGCACATTAGTGTTGAGAAGCGTCAGACGATCATTGATTCCTATGAGGACTGGGAGCGTGATGCACGGGTTAAAGGCATACCCATGCTTGGCTCTGGTGCCATTTATCCCGTAGCTGAATCGGCTGTGAAGTTCGATATGGCTGAGTTTCCTAGCGGGTTTCCAGATTTCTGGCCTGTACTTGGGGCTATGGACATTGGTGACTGGGATCACCCTACGGCTTGTGTGTGGGGCAGGTGGGACCGCGACAACGATACAGTGTGGATTTACGACGCCTACAGGCAGAACAAGGAGAAGCTTGCAGTGCATGCAGCTTCGATTCGTGACCGTGGCAAGCATATTCCCATTGCATGGCCTCACGATGGTTTAAAGACGGATCGTACTGCCGGCATTGCCATTAAAGACCTCTACAAGAAGGAGGGGGTCAAGATGATGAAGGAGCGCACCCAGTATGAGGATGGTGTGTTCAGTCCTGAGGCAGGCATTTCAGATATTTTAGATCGTATGCATACGGGCCGCTTCAAGGTGGCTCGGCATCTTCACGACTGGTTTGAGGAATTCCGGCTGTATCACCGCAAAGACGGGAAGATATTCAAGGAACGTGACGATCTTATGGACGCATCGAGGTATTTAATCATGTCCTTGCGTCATTCTCGTCGTGGCGGCGAAACAAGCCGTAGACCCAAGGTGCTTGGGACCGTAGGCAACTTTAACCCCTTTGCGAGGCGAAGCTGATGGCTGCTGTACCCGGATCAATCGCAGCCTCGTCTGTCATTGAGAACATTCTGAACATTGATACTGTTAAGGCTGGCAAGGCTATTGCAGAGGCTTTGCGTGACCCCATTGAGAGGGTAGGCCAGCTTACACAGGGCACTGAGTTGTCTCCAACAGTGAATGCCAGTGTGGCCCCGGATAGTAGCTCAGGCGGCTTCAGTGCCGCCATACAAGCTGCTGCTGAAGCAGGTGGCCCGTTGTCGTCGCTGTCAAATGCTCTGGATGCAGCCGACAAGGCCCAAAGTGTCTATAACGGTTTAAACAAGGCTGTGAACCTGTATGAGGCTTGGTCTGGCGGTCATCTTGATGCTGCTATTGAAGTGGCTCAGGCAGGTGATTTTGGTGCCTTTGGTCGTGCTGTAGACCTTGCCAAGACGTTTGGCTCCCCCGGCAATGTACCGAGTGCTGTTGATTTTGGTGAACTGGGGATAGGAACAACGGAAGCTATGGCTGGCTTTGGCGTGTCTTCACAGCTTGCTTCCATGACTGCCGCAGGAAGTTTTGCTCCGGGTAGTGCTGCTACTGCTTACAGCGTGTTTGGCACCGGTACAGGATTCGGGGCAACAGGTGCTGCTGGTGGAAGTGCTGCCGCCGCAGGTGTAGGGGCATCAAGTCTTATGGCCTTTGCAGGACCGGCAGCAATCGCCGGCATCGTCATGCTTGGCATGATGGGTGATGACAACACCCCCATGCATGCACAGCAGAATGTTGATGTGGTTGGTGGCAGGTTCCAGCTTGGCTCCAGTTCAGCAAGCGCAAGCACCCTTGAGCGTCCACAGTTTGAAGCTGACTTCCTGTTTGAGCTTAATGATCTTGCCAGTTCTGGCGTTATCAGCATTGGCAGTATTTCAGGCTCTATCCCGTTGGTTTCAGGTGAAAAAGGCTTTTCAAGGGCTGAAGACATCGTAGCCCAGATGGTGCAGTCGGGAGCCATACAGGTTCACAATTCATCAGCCTTCAGCAATGTCGTTAGTGCTTGGGCTGGTAGACGTACCAAGTTTCTGACGGATCGTGGCAGTCAGATGACCAGAGCCGCTATCGCCACGAATCAAGCGCATGTGTTGCGTAATGGTGATGGTCGTAACGACAACAGCATGGCTCAGATGGCCGCTGAAATGGCAATGATCGGTGTCAGTCAGCCCGGAGCTGTAGACCAGAATGTTTTTGCAAAAATCAGGATTGCCGAAGAACAGCGTATCAACGGTGAGAACGAAATCTTGGCCCTTCTCCATGATGAGAGAACGGCAGATTTTGTAACACCCAGTCAAAGAGCCTCGGTGGCTCACAGGCTTATACAACCAGTTTCCTCTGAAGGACCGATGTAGGACAAGACCATGGAACAGACACTCGCAAAAGAACTTGTTGAACGCAGGAATACCCTGTCCAACGAACGCCGCATCTGGGATGATCATTGGCAGGAAATCAACACGTTCCTGTTGCCGCGCAAGGCCAACATCAACGTCAAGCGCAATGCAGGTGACAAGGTTGCTCAGGAGAAGTTTTCCTCTGTTGCAGGCCATGCTCATGAAATCCTCACTGCCAACTTGCAGGGCACACTAACGTCGAAGTCCCGTCGCTGGTTTGATCTTGAATCGCCACAGCTTCCTGATGCTGCTGAAGACCGTATGTTGCGGGAGTGGCTTGATGATGTCGCCACAGAGCTTTGGAGGGCCTTCAATCGGTCAAACTTCCACTCTCAGAGCCATGAGATGTATCTGGATGTGACAGGTACCGGCACAGGCAACCTGCTGCTTGAGGAAAAGGAAGGGCCTGCAAACAGGTTCAATGGCTTTGTCTTTACCTCACATGCAACGGGGTCGTACTTCATTGAGGAAGACCACGAAGGCATTGTGAATGCTCTGTGTCTGGACATTAATCTGACAGCCGTGCAGGCGCATAAGTGGTTTGGTGACGAGGTTTCAGATCGCCTTAAAAAGGATTTGGAAGACAAGCCCAACACGATGCACCACTTCCTGCACTGGATTCTGCCCCGTGAGGATCGTGACTCCAAGAAGATCGACAGCAAGAACAAGCCGTATGCGTCGATATTCATTGAAACCAAGACCCATTCGATTGTGAAGGAATCCGGTTACGACGAGTTTCCGTATCTGGTGCCTCGCTGGTCAAAGGTTTCTGGTGAGAAGTATGGTCGTGGTCCCGGCGTGATGGCCCTGCCTGACATTAAGGTGCTGGACAAGGCCACAGAGCTTGAGCTTGATGCTTGGGCCAAGGCTATCGACCCGCCATACAAGGCTTTGGATGATGGCGTCGTGGGTGATGTGGACCTGAGGCCCAATGGCGTCACGGTTGTCCGGGATATGGACGATCTGGCTGTGATGGAATCCGGTGCCCGATGGGACGTAAACCGGATTAAGCTTGACGAATACAGGTCTTCAATCAGGCAGACATTCTTTGCTGATCAGCTTGAATTGCCGGCAGCAGGGCCACAGATGACTGCTACAGAGGTTCAAGCCCGTTTTGAGTTGATGAACAGGGTTCTGGGGCCAACACTGGGCCGCATTGAGACAGAGTTCCTGAATGCCTTGATTAATCGTGCATTCATGGTCATGGCCCGTAAGAATGCCCTGCCTGAGCCGCCTGATGGCATTGATATTCAGGCCATTGATGTGAACTACGTTGGCCCTCTTGCACGGGCACAGCGTAGCTCTGAGGTGCAGGTAACGCAGCAGTGGCTTGAGTTCATTGCCGGCGAAGCACAGCTTGATCCACAGGTACTGGACAACGTGAACTTCGATGCCATTGCTCATGAAATTGGCCAGTGGCTTAACGTGCCGACCAAGTTCCTGAATGATCCTAATCAGGTACAGGCCATTCGCAAGCAACGTGCCGAACGGGCACAGGCTGAACAGCAAGCTGCCGCACAACAGCAACAGGCTGATACCATGAACACGATGGCTGGTGCTGCCGCAGCAATGGAAGGCGGTGGTGAAGCCCAGTGAACAAAAAGAATGCTGAAATAATCGCCAGCATCTTTGAGTCCGGTAACGGGCCAAAGGCTATGGAAATACTGGTGGATATGTACTTCAACAAGAAGTCATACACCAAAGGCGATACGCATGAGACTGCGTACAAAGAGGGGCAACGTGATGTTGTCCGTTACCTAGTGTCCATGTACGAACAGGGTATAGGGCAAAAACTCCCACCGAAGGTGATCCATGACTGAATTTCTGGAATCTCTAAACGACGATCTCCGTGGTGACATTGAAAAGGCCGGTTTCAAAGATGTGAACGGTCTTGCCAAAAGTTTCCTCGACACACATAAGATGGTTCAACAGCGTGTTGCCATCCCCGGTGAAATGGCGACAGCCGAAGAACTGGGCAAGTTTTACAACAAAGTTGGCCGACCCGAAGAAGCCAAGGGTTATGAACTGAAAAACCCGGAAGGTTATGCTGATGAGGCGGCTGAAACAGCGTTTCGTGAGAAAGCTTTTGTTGCCGGTCTATCGAAAAAGCAAGCGGCTGAAATGTATTCGCATATTACCTCCACTTCCATGGAGGCGTTCGAAGCTTCCGCAACAGCTTCTCAAGGGGTCAAGGAAGCGGCTGAGGCCCAACTGAGAGAGGTTTGGGGGTCAGACTACGACAAGAACATGGCGACCTCAGCCGGGGCCATAGATCTCTTCTTTGATGAGAAGTCTACCGATGCCGTGAAAGAGCTTGCAGCATCCAATCCCGGCGTTGCCGCAGCACTTGCTCGTATTGGCAGTGCTATCGGTGAAGACAGCAATTCTGGTAACAAAGGCAGTTCGAACATGAACATGACAAAAGACGAGGCTTGGAAAGCCATTAAAGAGCAGCAGCACGATCCCAAGTCTGCGTATCGTGATCGCAGTCACATTGGTCACGCCGAAGCCGTTGAGGAAGTCCAGAAACTGTTCCAGATGGTGACTGAAGATGGAGAAGATTGATCCAGCTTCGCCAGCACAAGCTGTGCGGTTACAATGCCTCAAGCATGCAGTGGACTCTGTAAGTGAGCATCAGGCTTTGAACTTTGAAGGGGTTGCCGACAAGTACTGGAAGTGGGCAACGCAGATTCAGGGAAGTGGGGGTCGCCCAAAAGACCCGCCCAAGAAACTTAAATAACACAAAGATTTCTGTGGATTAGTCAATGAACTACACAATATATTGTGCGGTTTGTTGACTTTCCTCAGTAGCTAGGAATATATTCCAATTATTCGGATTGCTTTCCCTCAGGAAAGTCCGGTGCCAACAGGAGGAAACCTGTCGTATCGGCGCATCGTTAAAGCGCAAGTCCGGGTCCACATGGGTTGCCCGACGATAAGCGAAAACTCTTATCGGAAGGAGACTCATAATGAGTACTCAAGTCACAAACGCCTTTGTACAACAGTACAAATCCAATGTGATCATGCTTTCTCAGGAAAAGGGTTCCAAGTTTCGCGGTATTGTCCGTGAAGACCCTGATTTCCTCAAAGGTAAAGCTGGTTACTTTGAGCGCATTGGCAGCACTTCTGCTGTTCTGCGTACCACTCGCCACGGTGACACACCGTTGCAAAATACTCCGCACAGCCGTCGCCGGATTACGATGAACGATTATGAATGGGCAGACCTCATTGACAATCAAGATCGCATTCGGATGTTGATTGACCCTGAATCCAGCTACGCCATGAACGCAGCTTGGGCCATGGGCCGTCAGGCAGACGTTCTGATTCGTGATGCTGCTTTGGGTAGTGCCTACAGCATGGACGAAGATGACACTGCTTCAGCCGTTGCGCTTCCTACGGCACAGAAGGTCGGTGTTGACAATCATGACTATGACTCCGGTTCTGGTGATGTTGGTCTGACAGTCGGCAAGCTGATTGCTGCCAAGGAAATTTTCGAAGCCGGTAATGTTGACAGTGGAGAGCAGTTGTACTGCGCTATCAACGCCAAACAGAAAGCAAACCTGCTGACTGTTACCGAAATCCAGTCTGCTGACTACAACTCTGTCCGTGCTTTGGTGCAGGGCGAAGTCAACAGCTTCATGGGCTTCACCTTCATCGATTATCAGAACCTGTCCACCGATGACAGCTCGGATCAGCAAGTGTTCTGTTGGGCAAACAGTGGCCTCGGCCTTGCTGTTGGCTCCGATGTTGAAGTTCGTGTTTCGGAACGTGCCGACAAGTCTTATTCGACGCAAGTTTATCTCGCTATGAGCATGGGTGCCACCCGTGTTGAAGACGAGAAAGTTGTCGAAATCGCATGTGACCCTAGCTAAGGAGGGCTTGAAACATGGCAACAGTCTATAGCGTCCAAAAGACAAAATGGGACCAAACGGAACCGTCTAAGGACATCAAACCAAATGAACATGGTGGTCGTGTGCGTGTATCTTACGCACTCTACGAAGCTTCGGCTGAACAGTCGGACATCGAAATGTTCAATCTTCCTAACGGTGCACGTATCCTTGACATGGAACTCGTCCATGACGCTTTGGGTTCAAGCACCACGCTGAGTGTTGGTCACGCTGCCTACAACGATGCTGACGGTACTGCCGTTGCATCGGATGTGGATGAGTTTAAAGCCGCTGCGGCTTCAACCTCTATCACCACTGTAGGTTCTGCACTGACTTCTGCTCTTGGCAAAAACAGCGTTGTTGATGCCGACGAAACCGGGATGCCGATTACGGTGTCTTTGTCCGGTGCCAACGGAACTGGAACCATCGAGCTAACCTGTACTTGGGTTCTCGACTGATCCGCTTCCATTGTCGTGATTTGGGGGTGGGGTTTATGCCTCACCCCTTTTTCACAGGAGAACATTGAATGGCTATCAGCCAAGTTTCCATCTGCAATGCGGCCCTGATCCAGATTGGTGATGACACGATCACTGCCATTACGGACAATTCAGAACGGGCACGGCTTTGCAATCACCGTTATGAAACAATCAGAGATGCTGTGCTTCGGGCACATCCATGGAACTTCGCACTTGCAAGGGCAAACCTTGCGGCTGAAACAGCAACGCCGACATGGGAATATGATTATCAGTTTGTCCTTCCCACTGACCCGTACTGCCTCAAGGTTCTGGAAGTACGTGACTACCGCATGGATGAGTGGGTTGTTGAGGGTCGCAAAATTCTTGCTAACGACAACAATATTTACATCCGGTTTATCTCCCGCATTACCAGTGAAGCCGAGTTTGACCCGCTGTTTGCTGAAGCTTTTGCTGCACGATTGGCGCATGAAATCTGTTACAAAGTCACAGGGTCGCGCACCAAAGAAGAAATGGCGTGGTCGCTCTATCAGAACAAGCTGAAAGAAGCTCGTAGCATGGACGGTCAGGAAGGCCGGCCCATGAAGATCACCAGCACCATCTTTGCTGATGCGAGGAAATAATGGCACGGGTTAATTCACTCGTATCAGCGTTTACCTCTGGTGAAATCTCACCAAAGCTTTATGGCCGTTCCGACATTGAGATTTACAACAAGTCGGCCAAGAAGCTGTACAACATGCTTGTGCAGAAGCAGGGTGGCGTTACAAGGCGTGATGGCACGGTATATGTTGCTGAGGCAGCAGATAGCACCAAGCAGTCCCGGTTGATCCCCTTTCTGGCTTCAGACAGCTTCAGTTATGTGATTGAACTGAGCAATTTGAAGATGCGTTTTTATCGTGAGAACGCACAGATCAGAGAGAGTTCAAAGACCATTACGGGTATCACGGCTGCAAACCCTGCTGTTGTTACCACAGGCACCCATGGCTACAGCAATGGCGACACGGTTTACATTGATACCGTTGTTGGCATGACCGAGTTGAACGAAAGGTGGTTCACCGTTGCAAACAAAACCGGCACGACCTTTGAGTTGTCGGGCGAGGATTCATCGGCGTATACAGCATATGCAAGTGCAGGCACTTCGGAGAAGGTTGTTGAGGTCACGACTACGTTCGTTGAGGCAGACCTGGATGACATCCAGTTTGCTCAGGATGAAGACACGATGTATCTGGTTCATCCGTCCTATGCACCACAGCAGCTTACACGGGCTTCGCATACTTCGTGGACTCTGGCGACCTGTACGTTCCTTGATGGTCCGTATATGGCTGAAAACGCCACTGCGACCACGTTAGCGTCTGCTGCCACCACAGGCACAGGCATTACCATTACAGCCAGTTCTGTGACGGGTATCAACGGCGGTGATGGCTTCAAGTCTACAGATGTTGGCAGGTTTATCCGCATTCAGTCATCCAGCGCCTATGGCTATGGTGTGATTGTTACCTTCACCGACACGACCCACGTTGACATCGACATCATTACCGACTTTGACGGTACGGTTGCTGCAACCACATGGCGCTTGGGGTCGTTCAGTGGCACTACGGGGTATCCCGGTTGCGTGGCATTCTTTGAGCAACGCCTGATGCTGGCAAGGACCACTGATCAGGCCAATACGATCTGGGGTTCTGTCACGGCTGATTATCTGAACCATGAGCCGGGGGCTTTGTCTTCGGATCCACTTGATTACACAATCGCTGACCGGAGTGCCAACACAGTCCGTTGGCTTGCTTCTGCTGCCGGCGAACTCTTTGGTGGTAGTGCCGATGGGATATGGAGCCTGTCTGCCGATACACCACCCCTGACACCTTCAAACACGTTTGTTCGTAAACAGGCTGCGGGTGGCGTTGCCAATATTTCACCAGCCGTGGCGCATAACAGCATTTTGTTCGTTCGCCGTGGTACAGGTGGCTTACACAAGCTTGGTATTGATACAACATTAAAACGGATTACGTGGAAGAATTCCGATGTAAGTTTGCTGGCAGAGCATCTGGCAAGTACCAATACAAACTTCACACAAGTCGCATGGCAGGAAGATGAAACACGGGCTTGGGTTCTTACGGGTAATGGCAGACTTGCTACCTTTACCAATAACCCGGATGCAGGTGTTGCTGCATGGACCGAGATTCAGACAACTGGCACGGTTGAGAGTGTCACGGTTATTCCGAATTACGGCACAAACGGTGCTTCAACTGATGAAGTCTGGATTGAAGTCAGTCGGACTATCAACGGTGGCACCAAAAGATTTGTGGAATATTTTAATGCTGGCGTGGATACAGATTGTGCTTCTTATATTCCTGCATTGAGTGCTGCGACCATGACAGGTCTGGTGCATCTGAATACAGAGGCTGTGAAGATCAGGGCTGATGGTGCTTTGGTGCCTGACAAGACTGTAGCAACAGGCACAGTGGCCCTTGGGGCCACGTACACGTCCGTTGAGGCAGGCTTGGGGTTCACACATAAGCTGCACCTGCTGCCTTATGAGGTGGGTGCTCAGTCCGGTACAGGGCAAGGTGCCCGTAAGCGTAGCTTCAATGTGAAAATGCGGCTGTTAGGGAGCCTTGGTGGCACAGTCAATGGCGATGCAATTATCTATCGCAGCACGGCTGATGACATGGGCGATGCAGTACCCGTCTTTAGTGGCTGGAAAGAAATGACTGCCAGCAGTTCATGGGATGCCGACCCGTTGATGGAAGTTGAGGGTGCCGAGCCTTTAGACTTCACGGTGACAGCTATCGTGCAACGCATTTCAGTAGGAGATAGCTGATGGGTAGTCTATTTGATAGCATATTCAAAACCAGCACAATTGGCGGGTTTAACATCTCAGACATTGCCAACGCAGCCAGTGTCGGTGGTAAATTATTCAGCGGTTATCAGGGCTATCAGGCTAATAATCAGGCCGGCAATGCAAAAATTGCCAGCATTGGCGATGTTGACCGTATGTTGGCTCTCAATCTGGAGCAGATTGGCAAAGACACCGCAGCTATTACGAAGCTGGAAGAATTCAACATTGCACAGAACGCCAAGCGCAAGCGTGTTGCAAACGAGATAGCCAGTTTCAACCGCACAGAGTTTGGTCTGAGGCGTACTACTACCAATGATGAGTTCTCCCTGCGAAACCAGTTGAGCGATCTGGACCGTACAAGGATCAGCACAGACCTCACTGAAGCCATGAAGAAGCTTGATCTGTCAGAGACAGCCAGAAAGCTCAAGAGGGATCGTACAGTAGCTGACCAGAGGGTAGCCGCAGGTGCCGGTGGAGTGCGTCTCACAGGCTCACAGAGGGCCGTCAGGGACGATCTGGAGGCAGAGGCCCAGTTGGACCTTGATGCCATTTCAGCGGAGCGTACAGGGATGCAGGGCAGGGCTGATTTGAACTTGTCACAGGTGGATACACAGCAAGACCTGTTTACTGTTCAGCATGAGTTTGGGCTTCAGCAGCTTTCGCTTCAGGAGCAACAGAGTGAACTGGATCTTGTGAATGCCGTTGAGGACATCGACCTTGATCTCGATACACTGCGATACAACGCAGAAATAGCCCGTGAGCGAAAGCGTACTGAAGCCAGAATTGCGAACCTTAATGCTTCGGCACAGAGGTCAAACCTGTCGGCAAATGCTTCGGCATATAAATCCGCAGGTAGAACAGCCGCTGTTGGTTCAGTGATCAATGCAGGCTCTGCATTCTTTGGACAAGGTAGGACCTAATGGCTAGAAGCATTGGACAGGGCACACAGTTTCGGCCTGATACACAAGCTGGTGTACTTGCAGGTAATCTGCCTGAAAGAGTATCCAAGGGTGGCAATCCTAATGCCAAGAACATGGGTGATGTACTTGCTGAGGCTGGTCAGCGCATGGCTCAGGTTGAGGCAAGGCGCATTGA